GCGGCGGGACTGCCGCCGATGCTCGAAGCCGCATAACCCCACGCCTCGCAGAAACACGAAGCCCCGCAAACGCGGGGCTTACTCTTTGCGCGGCAATGGCGCATTCGTCGCCGTGATCAACTGTCGCAGATCGGGATAGGACAGCGCCAGTACATTAAGCATCGCAACGCCGAGCCGCCGCGCGAATTCATCATCAAGCTTATATTCCGCGCCTTCCTTGTGCGCTTCTTCTTCTAAGAATATCGGCGCTTCAAGCGCGCCCGCCGTGATCGTTTCAGTTTTGGCCTTATCGACGCCGTACACTGAAATGCGCTGGTCATCCGGCGAGTAATTGACAATGATCGAACGGAGCGGATGAAGTCTTGGCATCAGTACCCCCTGCACTGTTGATAGTTATCGAAAGCGTTTGCCCTGCAAAGCGCCAAGCCGCGTTCTCCCGACATCGGGCCGGCCACCGCAGTACACAAATCAAGCGCTCGTTCGTATTCCGCGTAACAGTCAGCCTCCTGTCCCTCGCTAACCCCACGCGCCGCTATTTCCATTACATCATCTGATAGCGTGCTTTCGCCTAGCTCGAACGGTTCCGCATCGCCAAGCGGCGTTGATTCAGTCGCGGCAAAGCCTTCCGACAAGTCCGGTACGCCGTAGCGGCTGATCCATCCGGCCTGGGCGAACATCGGCAGAAACAACGCAGGCGCGGCGCGTACGGCCGCATGCATCATCGCCAGATTGTTTGCATCGTGCCAGATGTCCCAATCGGCCGCTGACGTGTCGGGCACATCGGGCCACGGTTCCTTTGTGAATGGTACTTCGTCGTAGTTGTCCACGCCCCAAAATCCTGATTCCTTGCGGGCTTGCGTCGCGACGTAGCCGCCGCGATACTCGGCTTCGCGCTCGACAATGAACACGTCGCCTTTCCATACCGCCCGCCGCAGCGCATCGAGCGTGTGATGCGCATTGCCCTTGCGGAAGTACGGAAACGACGCAATCAAGAAATCCTCGATGCGTTGAACCAGGTCGGCGTTGCGCTCCCATACATCGGGATGTACCGCGTCGAGCATCTTGCGGCCCGCTTCAGCGGCCGCTTTCTTTTCGGGGTCGGGATTGAAGATAGAACCCATGCGATAGTGGCTCGCGAGGTCCATCGTGTAACGGCGTCCACCGTAATGCGTGAGCAATGCAGACATTAGACGATCGGAAGCAAAAAAAAGCCCCGCCGTAGCGGGGTTAAATCGGAGGAAGGCATCTGCTTTGAATAAAGCATATGTTTATTCGGCGACGCCGAGCCATCAGAAAATTCCGAATCCGAAAATGGCGTATCGATTTGATCCATGACCAGTGATCGAACGTCTCGAACGTCTTATCTGAGGACACTCACGGCGATATATGAGATAGCGGTCCCGCTATACTCGGCGCCGGTGAAATGCCGTGAGACTTTTAATGAAGACATCTGTAGACCAAATCACTTTTACGAGTGTAGCGCCTACCCGTCTGCATCGCGTAACGCTGCTTCCTTGGGTCAGCGCACTGTCGATACTGATTGCAGGCTGCGGCCAATCCATTCCCGAAAACCTTAAACCCGCCGTCGAAAAGTATCATCTGAATGCCGTCGCTTCGAGCGATCTGACTTCAGCGGACGCGTCACGCGCGCTGGCGCAGTTAAGCCGGGAAACATGTAATCGCGATGCCATGTATCGGTTGGCGGCAAGCCTTGAAAATTCGGGATACCGGCGCGAAGCTGCCAACGCGCTTATCCAGTTCGTAGACCAGTGCGGCCGGACGGATACTTTTCTGAACGCGGCCGTGGAAGACCTCATGTCCGTGAGCGACTATCTCGCGGCGACCGTGATCGCCGATCGGCTCGTGAAAGTCGATAACATCAACCCGGACAATTACTACACTCGCGGCCGAGCCCGGGAAGGTGCGCAGGACTTTGAAAAAGCTTTGGCAGACTATATGCAGACCATCGCGCTCGTGCCCAATATGTCAAGCGTCAGCAGCAACGTGTTCATTCGGGCAGCGGACATGCACGCTAAAGCAGGACGCTACTGTGAAGCAATCAGCGTGATTCGAATGTGGACATCGGCCGAGCCCGGGCGCGCTAATCACCCGCAGGCAAGTCGGCAGATCGCCGATTATTCGGCACGTCAGTCCTGTGCGTCGTCCTATGCGTCAGGTAACGACACTTTCGCGCGCCAAGCCGGGAAAACCATTCGCGTAACAGCCTACGTTAATGGCGTCGCTGGAACCTTCATTGTCGATACGGGCGCAACGTATGTGATGTTGACTCGGACCTTTGCACAACGCGCCCATGTCTCGGTCGATGCTGCACGGAAAATTCAATTGACGACGGCGAACGGACAACGACACGGCCTATTAACAATGGCGTCGTCGGTCAAGGTTGGGCGTGTCGAGGCCGATCGCGTCGAGGTGACGGTGGACGGCCCCAAGGAATCGTCGTTGGGAAGCGGTATCGATGGCTTACTTGGACAGTCGTTCTTGTCGCGGTTTCAAACCACGTTCACGCCGACTCGTTGGTCGATTCGACCGCTGGATTTAAAAGGTTAGCGTACGGGCCTTTGCTGTACAGCACGACACAAGATCAACGGCGAACCACAGGTATCAAAAAAAACCCCGCCGAAGCGAGGTAAAGCGTCGGCGCCATCCGAGGGTGAGGTACTGCGCGGCGCTGACTCTCAACACAATGCGGCGTGCGACCGATCAGGCGCCCGCTGCGGGCTTACGCGGGCGCCCTCGCTTGCGCACCATCGGCGCGGGCGCGGCATCGCCCTGCGGCGCCGCCTGATCGACCGGCGGGGCATCATCGACCGGTGCCTTCTTGGGCGGTCGCCCGCGGCGCTTGGCGGGAACGAAAGGCTTCACCGCTGCCATGCGGGCCGCGCGTGAGGGCGGCGGCGGGACTGGCGGCGGTGGCGGCGGAATCGGCCCTTCAAGGCTTGCGAGCCATGCGCGTAGTTGCCCCGCGCGCCAATATATCTGTCGCGGGCCGAGTCGGATGCCGCTCGGATACCGGTTCTGGGCGACGCCATCGAGCCACGTCGCGCGCGCCATCGGGACGATCCTTAGAACGTCCGACAGCCGCAGTAGATGACCGTCCGGCAGCGCTTCGAGCGCGAGCGGCGGGTCCGGCGTGCAAGTGTCCTTGTCCTTAGACATGATCGGATTCCTCCGTACGTGCGTCGTCCTGTGCGTCTTGTTCGTCGGCGAAGGATTCGGACTTGGGCGGTGCGGTCAGCGTCGCCTGCATGGTCCGACCAAGCATCAGCGCGAGTCCGTCCATCAGTTCGACCTGTACCCGTTCAGCCACCGCGATGGTGCCGCCTTCTTGTGGCGTGAGCTTCAGCCCATGCACGCGCGCGCCCACGAATATCAGATCGTCGGCGTCGTCGGCGTACAAATCCTCGTCGGGGTCCGTGCCTGGATGCAAGACGAAGGTGACCCCCTTGTGATCGCATTGCCACGTCAGCCGTCCGAGCGCGGGATAGCGCAAGTGCGTGAGGTCGGGCTTACCGTCCTGCGCCTCGTAGAGCGTCGCGCGCAGCGTCGGCGATAGCTGATCCAATACCTCGCCCGCAAAGAAGCCTGTAAGGTCGATATCGGCCATCGTGCGCTGTTCGTCGCCGTGATACTCGACGCGCAAATTGATATGCGAGACTTTGACCGGGTGCCGTGTGAACGTAAGCATGAGTGCGTCTCCTTAACGGGCGTCGAAGTCGGCCACGCGAGCGCGGAAAATCTCGCTCAGTTCCGCGCGTTGTGCTTCGACGCGCACGTAGCGAATCAAATCGCCTGCTGTGTCGAGGTCGTCACGAGTGCGGGCGGCTTCGAGCGCGGCGCGCACTTCCGCGTAACTCGCGATCATCTCGCCGGTGTCGGCATCGGTCTGCACGCCGGGCAACTCGGACTGAGCCATTGACGGCACATCGGCAGCATTCGCGGCATCGGCCGGCGCCGCGTCGGAAGCCGTCGGCGTCGCGGGCGTCGATTGCGTTTTGCTCGCGCTCGGCGTGCGGCGCATGCGCTGCTTGACGCGTTCTGTGCGCGAGCCGCCCGCCGCCGCGCCCGCTGCATCGTTGCCTTCGGCGCTCGTGGAAACGGCGGGCGAGTCGAACCATTCGCGGGGTTCGCTCATGCCGTCGCGCAAGCTGTTGTAGATGCGCCGCAGCTGTACGACTTGCGCGGGCGTGATCGCATCGAGCCGCCGCTGGATGCGCTGCTCGATGTGTTCCTTGGTGACGCCATATTCGCCGAATTTCTCGACCATCGCGGCGAGCGTCGTGGGGGTCACTTCGACATTCGTCTTCAGCGTATTTTCGCACTGCTTCACTGCCGCTTCGATCACGTCGCCATCGATCACGGCGAGGATGCAGGCGCGCTTGCGCCGCGCGCCGACATTGGCGATTGCCTCGTAAATGTCGCGTTCGTCGGTGAGCGCATAGCCGCCTAGCTTGGTGTCGCGCCAGTGCCGAACCGTGAAACTCTTGACCTCGCGGTAGTTGGTTTCGAGGTCCCACGCATAACTCATGCACTCGCTCACGCCGTCGCGCCGCGTAAGTTCCTTGACGCCCGCTTCGAGATTGCCCCAGCGGCGCGCGATGGTTTCCGCGAGCCGGATCGACGGGCCGGAAATATCGTTGCCCCCGCGCGCATAGGCATAGGTTGCATGTTCGGCGAGCGTCGCGCGCATGCAGTCTTGCAAGATGCGATCCATTGCGCGGCGCTGGTCGCGCGGATTCGCGCGCGCCACGATCAGCGCGGCCTGCACTTCGGCGATGCCCTTCTGCGTTTCGACCGCGACCACTGCGCCGCTCGGTGCGGGCGTGCCGCCGCCCGCGAACGGGTTGCCTTGGGTGACATCATTCATGATGCGTTGCTCCTTTGGCCGTAGGTTTGGCTTTGATATAGCGGCAGTCCATGTAACTGCACGGCTCGACCGGATACCCGGCGCGCTCGATCAGCTTGCGGCGATATGCGCCGGCGCCGCTCGGCAACACGCCGACAGCGGCGTCGCCCATCGCGTGCAGGATATGAGCGCGCGCGCCTTCGCTGATCGCTTTGTACCGGTTCATTGCCTCGTCAGCGTCGAGCTTGACCGTGTGCCATTGCGCGATGTCGGCGTCGAGGTCGATCGTCTCGCCGTTGGTGCCTGGGTGGAGTTGCTTTAAGAGTCGCACCGCGCTTGCGTGCTGGAAGTCGAACGGTGGCGGCTCGCGCGACTCGACGCGCCGCCAGAATTCGTGTTCGCCGTCGATCATCATGTCTTCCAGTGCCGCGTCGCGCTCGATGACGTAGGTCCGTAACGCGTTGCCGCCGACCAAGGCGGCAAGGTGCCAGACGTCGTAATCGAGTACCGCCATGTAGTGCGCGCATTGCAGCAGGTACGGGGTCGGCACTTCATCGGTGCCCGGCTCGCCCCACTCGCCGAATCGATACCCGTAGGTATCGACGTTCTTGCATTCGAGGCCCGTGCGCCGCCCTTCGATCAGGCGATCGACATTGGCGAGCATCCAAGGGTATCTCGGGTGCCGCACGATGACGTTCTTGCGGCGTACCCGTACGTCATGCGTGCGCGCGTACTCATTGGCAATCACCGCTTCGAGTACGCGACCGAAGCGCATGCGGGCATTGTCTTCGATCACGGCGACTTCATCGGGCGCTTGACCCGTCTTGATGAGGAACAGTTCGTAGGGCGTGCGTTGCGGGTGCTGCCCGAGCGCGGCGGCGGCGTCGGACCCGCCGATGCCGCCTCGACGCTGCGCGTGCCAGTTGTCGCGTGCGTTCATAACGGGCTGATCGCGCAGGGCGCCGCCGCCCGCGCGAGCGTGACGCGTTCGGCGGCGGCGCTGCTCGATGTGACTGCGCGCCTTGGACTGTGAGCGCGCGCGATGACCACGCCCGCCGAACTCGCCATTTCTGCGCAAGCGCTCGCGCGCGACGTATCGGCCGCGTGTACCGATCCAGGCGACGCGATCCGCACGCTCGGCGCGTGGGCCGCTTCGATGGCGCCGCTTGCCTCAGATGGCGCGGTTCCCTCGATGACGGGTGCGACGCGCGACGTGCTGCGGCGTGCGGCGCTGATCGAAGGCGCGCGCGCGGTCGCACGCTATCAGCCGTCGTCATATGACGACGCCGCCGCGCTGCGCGAAGCAGTCTGTACATGGCTCGATGCTGAAATCGCGATTGCAGGCATGCAAGGCGCGGATGCGACCTTTGAGAGCCTGCGCGTGCTGCGCGCGGCGGTCGTCAATGACCTCACGCAGCGCGGCGCGCAACTGTCGCGCATGGCGCCGGTGACGCTCAATGCAACGCTACCCGCGAGCGTCGTTGCGCAGCGGCTCTATCAGGACGTGACGCGCGCCGACGGGCTGATTGCGCAAGTGGACCCGGTACATCCGGCCTTCATGCCGCCGCGCTTCATGGCGCTGAGTGAATGAGTACCGTCCCGACAGTCTCCCACGGCGCCGATGAACTGACGCTCGCGGCCAATAATTTGCACGTCTCGGGCTGGGAGGAAATCACGGTTTCGCGCGGCGTCGAGCGCTTACCGGCGTCTTTCGATGTGTCACTGACCGAACGCTATCCGGGCGAACTCGCGCCGGTCGTCGTGCGGCCCGGCGATCCGTGCAAGGTGTCACTCGGCGCCGATGTCGTGATTGACGGCTATATCGACCGTTACGCGCCGAGTCTCGATGCCGGTTCGCACCGGGTACAGATCGTCGGGCGCAGCAAGTGTGCAGACCTCGTTGATTGTTCCGCTGAGTATCCGAGTTGCCAGATCGTCAACGCGACCGTGCTTGACGTCGCGAAGCAGCTGGCGGCGCCGTACGGAATCAGCGTCACGGCATTAAGCGATGTGGGCGCGCGCATCATTCAGCATAACGTTTCGCTTTCTGAAACCCCGTATGACGTGATCGAGCGTCTATGCCGGGCGGCGGCGCTGCTCGCCTATGACGGCGCGGACGGCAATTTGATTCTCGCGCGCGCGGGCGTTACGGAAGCGGCAAGCGGCTTTACCGAAGGGGTGAATGTGCAGGCCGCGAGCGTGACATTTTCACAGGATCAGCGGTTTTCCGAGTATGTCGCGGTACGCATGGCGATGGACGTACTTGCTGATGTCGGCGAGGGCGGGAACCTGCTCGGCACCGCCTACGACAAGGGCGTGCAGCGGCATCGGCGGCGCGTGCTGATCGCGGACGCGCAAGGCGACCAGATGCTTGCGGTACAGCGCGCGCAATGGGAGGCCGCACGGCGCTTTGGGCGCTCTGGACAGGTGTCGATAACGTGCGATAGCTGGCGGGACGCTGCCGGGGCGCTGTGGACCCCCAATACGCTCGCGCCGGTCCACATTCCGACGCTGAAACTCGATGGGCGCAAGTGGCTGATTGCCGATGTCTCGTACCGGCGTGGCGCGTCGGGTACCACGTGCGAACTATCACTGATGCCGCCTGAGGCGTTCGCGCCGCAGCCAATCAACCTGTACCCGACGCTATCGGATGTTTATGCCGGCATGGCGTCGCCGAAGGCTTATCCACGATGACCGCCGAACTGATGCAGGCGCTTGAACGCACCTACCGGCGCGTGATGCTCGCGGTCGGGCGCGGGCGCGTCGCGACCGTCAGCGACGCGGGCGCGGTGCAGACCGCGCAAGTCAAACTGGGCGAACTCGAAACGCGCGATAACACCCCGCGACTTTGCGAATACGGGTTCGCATCGAATCCGCCGGTGGGCAGTGATGCCATCGTGCTGTTCGTCGGCGGCGATCGTAGCAATGCGGTGATCGTCGCGACCGGGCATCAGGCGTCGCGCAAGCGTGATCTAAAGTCCGGCGAGGTCGCGATCTACGACACGCGCGGGCAATCGGTCTATCTGACGGCGGCGGGAATCGTCGTGCGTGGCGCTGGTCTGCCGGTGACGATTACCGATACGCCACGCGTGACGATCGATGCGCCCGATCAGGTCGCGCTGAACACGGCATTGCTCAAGGTCAGCGGCGATATCCTCGACAACGCGGGCGGCGCTCGCGCTGCAAACTCCATCACGATGCGCCAGATGCGCGAACTGTATAACCGCCACCGCCACAGCGTACCGAACATCGAGGGCGGCGGCGATACCGCGCAGAGCGAACCGCCCGACACGCCGCAAGGCATCAAAGACGCCGCGCCATGACCGACACCACAACGCTTTGGCATGTCGAGCGCGCGCACGGCGACTGGCTGCTAGTCGGCCCGGCGCTACTGGCCGGTGACGATCTGGCGACCGCGATTCTGATAAGCATTTTTACCGATCGTCTCGCGCGCGCCGAAGACGTGATCCCGGATGGCTCGACTGACCGGCGCGGCTGGTGGGGCGATACCGACGCACGCTATCCGATCGGCTCGCGGCTCTGGCTGCTCGATCGCGCCAAGCAAACCGACGCTACGCTAATGCGCGCGCGTGACTACGTGGTCGAAGCCTTGCAATGGTTGATCGATGACGGCG